CGGCAGACTTGGCGCAGAGGATGAACCGAGATGTGCAGAGGATCATGGACAGCAAGCCCTACATCGAACTGTTCCCCGAATCCCGATTATTCGGTAAGAACATCCGCACAGTGACGGGACACGCCCTGCGCAACTCGGACATCTTCGAGATTGTGGGACACAGGGGCAGTTACAGGGGCGCAGGTGTCGGCGGCGGCATTACGGGCATGGGCGGCGATTACATCATCATTGATGACCCCATCAAGAACCGCGAGGAAGCCAACAGCAGCACCTACCGGGAAAAGCTGTGGGAGTGGTACACGTCCACACTCTACACCCGGCAGGAGAAAGAGGGCTCCATCCTGATAACGCTGACCCGCTGGCACGAGGATGACCTCGCTGGGCGGCTTTTGGAATTGGCAAAGAAGGACCCCAGCGCAGACCAGTGGGAGGTGCTTCTGCTTCCAGCGGTCGCGGAAGCGCACAGACACCCCAGGGACCCCCGCAAAGAGGGAGAAGCCCTGTGGACATACAAGTACCCGCTGACGGAACTGACGAAAATCCGGGCAACGGTCGGCATTTACGACTGGAGCGCAATGTACCAGCAGCGACCGCAGCCGGCCGGAGGTACGATATTCAAGCGGGAATGGATGAACCATACCTACACCGAACTGCCAGCCGGGGCAACCATCATACAGTCGTGGGACCTGCCGTTTAAGAACAGCGAAGCCAGTGCAAAGTGCGCCGGGATCGTGATGGCTCGAAAGGGCGCACAGCTGTTCTTTGTGGATGTGGTAAACGACAAGATGGACTTCACCACCAGCGTCACGGCGATAAAGAGCCTGACCGCAAAGCACCCGAAAGCGAGGGCAAAGGTAGTGGAGGACAAAGCCAACGGCCCCGCCATCATCGACTACCTCGGCAAGACCATACCGGGCATGATACCGTTCAACCCAAAGGGGAGCAAAGAGGATCGGGCTTTGTCGGTCGCGCCATACTTTGAAGCAGGGAATGTCCTGTTCCCGGAATTTGCGCCGTGGAAAGCAGACCTGATAGATGACCTTCTGCGATTCCCAGGAGCAACCTACAAAGACACGGTGGACGCAACCGTCCAAGCGATTTTATACCTGATGAGTAAACCGACCTCCAGCATAGGCGGCGGTGACATGAGCAAAGACAGCTACTGGCGCAGATAAGCGCAGAAAGGGGGTGACGCAGGGCGATGAACACATTCAGAGAATACGGCAAGACCGGCCTGTTCCGTTTTGACACAGGCTGGATATACGAGGAATTTCTGCGGGAACTGCAAGGGCGAAAGGGCATCGAGGTTTACAAAGAGATGTCCGAGAACGATGACATCATCGGAGCTATCCTGTTCGCCACCGAAATGCTGATGCGCCAAAGCAAGTGGAGCATCCAGGAAGCAGGGACAGAACAGGCAGACTTGGATGCTGCAGAATTCGTGCGCACCTGTATGGACGATATGGAGGAAACGTGGAGCGACTTCATCTCAGAGGTGCTTTCCTTCCTGACATACGGGTGGAGTTACCACGAAATCGTCTACAAGCGGCGCATGGGACGCTCGAAGAACCCGGAGACCAACAGCAAGTACACGGACGGGCTGATCGGCTGGCGCAAGCTGCCGATTCGTTCGCAGGACACGCTCTGGGAATGGAAATACGATGAAAAGGACAACCTCATCGGCTTAGTCCAGTGCGCCCCACCGCTATATGAACAGGTATTCATTCCGATAGAGAAAGCCCTGCATTTCAAGACCAAGAGCCGCAAGGGAAACCCGGAGGGGCGCAGCGTCCTCCGAAACTGCTACCGCAACTGGTACTTCAAGCGGCGCATACAAGAGATAGAGGGCATCGGCATAGAGCGCGACCTCGCCGGACTGCCCGTTCTGGAAGCCCCGGAGGGCGTGGACATCTGGAGCGATGAATACGCCGCAGAACTGGCAAAGGCAGAGCGCATCGTGCGCAGCGTCCGCAGGGATGAGCGCGAGGGTATCGTGCTGGGCAACGGCTGGAAGTTTTCGCTGACCTCCACCGGGGGGCGGCGGCAGTTTGACACGAACCAGATCATAGAGCGGTACGACACCCGCATGGCGATGACCGTCCTCGCCGATTTCGTCCTGCTGGGACACCAGGCGGTCGGCAGCTTCGCCCTTTCCAGCGACAAGACGGAACTGTTCGGCGTTGCGCTGGGAGCGTTCCTCGACCTGATCTGCGAGGTTTTCAACAATCAGGCAATCCCCCGGTTGATAGACATCAACGGGGAGCATTTCGCCGGGATCACCGACTACCCGATTCTGACGCACGGGGACATCGAGACGCAAGACCTGGGACAGCTTGGGGAATTCGTGTCCAAGATGGTCGGCATCGGCGCGATCACCCCGGACGAAAGCATGGAGGACTATCTGCGGCTTGCCGCAGACCTCCCGGAGCGCGACCCGGAGACAGCGTACATGGGCAACCAGAAGCCGCCAGAACAGCCGCAGGACGGCGGCACAGGGGACGGCAAGGAACAACAAGGGAACGAGCCGGAAGCCCCGCCTGTAGACCCGCAGGAGGGCGCAGACGGCGAAGAAAAGCCGCCTGACGGGGAGGATGAGGAATGATACGCTTTACAAAGGCAAAGCCGCCCCCTAAGAAGCCAAAGAAGCAACCGGGCGGCAAAAAGGCTACGCTGAATAAGCTGAAATCATTCCTGACGGCGGCAGAGCCGGAGACCGTAGAAATCCTCGTGTCCAACTGGAACGCCCAGCAGAACAGCGTGACCTACAAGGAACTGCGGGAAGCGTACCTCGCCGGGGGGCTGACTGAAAAGCAATTCCAGAAATGGCAGAAAGACTACTCCAAACTGGTGACTTCCACCCTCGCCCCCAAATGGCAAGCGGCGGCAGACGCAGCGGCGCAGGAGGTCAAGGCGCAATACCCCTATTTCGTGTACGAGCCGTCCGTCAGCGCAAGTATGGACTTCATCAAACAGCACGGCGCAGAACTGGTGACGAACCTCGCCCAAGAGCAGCGGGACGCGCTGAACGCTGTAATAGCGCACTGCAGTGGGTACACAGCCGTCACGCCGGACGAAGCGGCGCGGATGATCCGCCCCTGCATCGGGCTGACAAAGCCCCAAGCCCTGGCGAACGCACGGTACTACGATACGGTCAAGGCGGCGTACATCAAGGCACACCCGAAAGGCAAGCCGGAGACCGCAGAGAAGAAAGCGCAGGAAGCATCGGCGCGGTACGCCGCAAGGCAGCACCGCTACAGGGCGCAGTCCATCGCCCGAACAGAACTGGCATACGCCTACAACGCCGGAGCGTATGGAGCGACAAAGGACGCACAGGCGCAGGGCTACATCGGGGACTGCATGAAGGTCTGGCTGACCGCTTACGATGAGCGCGTCTGCCCCATATGCTCCAAGATGGATGAGGAAAAGCGCAACATGGACGAACCATTCAGCAACGGGAAGATGCTCCCGCCCGGACACCCGCAATGCCGCTGCGCCGTAGCCTATGAGGAAATCGAGGGTACGAACTTGAATCCAGCCCCGCAAGCGGGTACAATGGATGTGCAGGGGCAGCCACAGCAACAACCGCAGACACAGCCCCCTGCGGCCGCACAGCCCGTCCAGCCTACAGACCCGAACCAGCCCACCATCCCCCCGGACATTCCCATCCCGAACGGTATGACCTACAAAGGACCCGCCAATCTCGGCGGCACAGGGAAAATGTACATCTACGAGGATGCAGACGGGCAAGAGTGGTTATTCAAACCCGCCCAGAGCAAGAGCGGAAAGCCGGAGATGTTCAGAGCCTACTCGCAGGAAGCCGGGTATAAGGTGCAGAGTATCGTAGACCCGGACAGTGCCGTTCCAGTGGGGACGGGGACGCTTGACGGGAAATTCGGCGCATTCCAGCAGCGCATTAACACGACCAGCGGTACGGACTTCAAACAGTGGCAGTACAACGGCGGTCAGCTTCCGGCAGGGACGGCAGAACAGCTTCAGAGGGAATCCGTCACTGACTGGTTGCTGGGGAACTATGACAGCCACGGCGGGAACTTCGTCACAGATTCGTCCGGGCGCATTATCGGCATCGACAAAGAACAGGCGTTCAAATACCTCAAAGACCCTGCAAGCCACAAGCTGAGTTACACCTACCACCCGAACAGCAAGTACGGCGAAACAGAGCCGATCCACAACACCTTGTACCGCCGCTACGCCAACGGGGAAATCGACCTCGACCTGCAGGACACGCTAAAGTATATCAAGCGGGTGGAAGCCATCCCGGACGCAGAATACCGTGAAATCTTCCGCAGCTACGCAGAGGGTGTGTGCGGCAAAGGACAAGCGGCAGAGCAACTGCTTGATTCCATCTTGGAACGCAAACAGAACCTCCGGCAAACCTTTGCAGACTTTTACACCGAACTGGAAGCGGATCGCAACGGCACAGCATCCCCTTTTAAGTGGGCTGACGAACTGGTGGGGACAGCGACCACGGCATCGCCAAAGGCAACTCCCCTGCCCAAGCCGAAAACCACGAAGCCAAAAGCTACAAAGCCAGCAAAGCCAAAGTCAACCCCCGCCGCAGCGAAACCCGCACCGACCGCCCCGGTCAAGACAGAGAGCGGCTACAGAATGTCAGAGGTCATGGACGATCTCTCCGTCCTGCCGAAGAACCAGCACGGCGTAGCCGTTCGGTCGGACGGCGGTATGGTGGAAAATTTGAACCTGACCGGGCGCAGGGTGACCATTGACGGCACGGATTACTACGAGTTTTCCGGGAAGCTGACCGAGGAAAGCTGGAAACAAGCCGCGCAAAACGCAAAGAAACGCGGGTACAGCCAACAGATGGAATTTCTGTCGCGGGATGCGCAGGGCGGCTACAGCCGCAAGGATGTCGGAATGAAGCTGGACGCTTACAAGATAATGACGCTGGATCAGGGCGAAATGGAAATCTACTCCGACATAGGCAATCAAGAGCAATTCGGGCTGGCGGGTTATTTTCGAGTGAGAATCCCCGCCACGGGGAATGCCGCAGCCGACAAAAAGGTAATGCAGACCGTGTTTGACAAGACCGGGCTGAGTGCGCTGACCGCAGACCCCACAGACGCAGAGGAACTTCTGCTCCGCAAAACAAGGCTGGCGTGGCAGCAGGACCCGAAAGCGTTTGAAAAAGCCAGATACCTGACCGGGAGTGCGCGGGAAAAGGCGATAGACGATATTCTGGCAAAAGCTGGAATAGACGATAAGCGCATACAGGGAATGCAGCTGAAAGAGGTATTCCCCGGCTACAGCACCTATGTGGACGATTCAGCGTCAATGCTCTACAGGAAAGCAGGAGCAACGCACGTCTGGGCTGGCGTTGACAGCCCGGATGCCGTGGTAGCCATCTGCCAGAGTGACGGCTTCGCCGCCACCAATTACCGCATTACCTCCGGCATGAAGAAATGCGGCGCAAGCCCCGGCGCAGACATGAAGTCGGGCGGCAGTGACGGCGTATTCACCCGGCTTGGCACAAAGACGGATATGAGTTATGCAATGTCCTTTCTCGGCGATGACTACCGGGTGATCATCAGCCCGGACGTGTTGAACCGCACAGACTGGTACGCGCACAGAGGTGACAGCTTCGGAGCGGCAAGAACGACTGATGCCAGATGGCAGAAGCGGCTCGGTTCAATGGACTTCATCAAGTCGGAAACTGGCAGCAAGTACAGCAATAACAGCTTCACCAGCGACAACGAAATCCTGTTCCGGCACGGCATCAGCACAGATACCTTTGTAGGAATCTCCTGCCAGGATGAGCGCAGACGGAAAGCCCTGCTGGACAAATTCAGCGCAGCGGGAATAACGGAATTCAACGGCGTACCCATAGAGGACTTCGTGACCGTCACAACGAAAGTCGAGGAAGATAGCATGAGGGGAATCCTTGGGCTGGACTTCTACAACCAAAACCCATTTTAGAGAGGTGAGCGACATGGCAAAGCAGACAGGCATCGTGGACAGCGGGAAGCTCTACGCCTACCGATTGCCCGGAGAAAAGAAATTCTTTGACTTTGCGCTGAAGGTAGACCCGGACTATCACGGTTTCAAAGGGATTTGCTTCGTTTCCCCGCCGAGACACCCGCACATGATAAAGGGCAAGCTGGGGAAAAAGACCGCAACAGGCTTCACCTTCATCGCGGACAAAGACGCATACGCCCCCGGAGAGTGGGAGTTTGTCGAACTCACCTATGAGAACTTCCGGGACGAATTCTGCAAAATCTGCATGGACGGCGGCGAAAGCGTCCTCGCGGAAGTCAGCAACACCGAGGAACTGATAGAGTTTTACCGTAATCTGGAGTGAGAAAGCCCAGGCATCTGCCCGGCTTTTTTGCGCAGGATTTAGACAACAAAGACAGACCAATAAACCGTAAAACAGAAACGGAGGGATGCACATGGCAGCAAAGACCTACAACCAGCTGACAAAGGCACGGGCGCAGCCGCAGAAAAACACCCTGACGGTGATGAAATCGGACGATGACAAACGGCTCGTGTTCGGCTGGGCGAACGTGGCAGTCCGGGTGGACGGCGAACAGATTGTAGACTGGCAGCAGGACGCAATCGACACCGAGGAACTGGAGAACGCCGCATACGAGTATGTGGCAGAATTCGGGACAGCCGGAGAGATGCACAGGCGCGGCGGCATCGGGCAAGTGATTGAAAGTATCGTATTCACCAAGGAAAAGGCAAACGCCCTCGGAATCCCGCAGGACGCTCTGCCGCAGGGCTGGTGGATCGGCTTCAAAATCACAGACGATGAAGTCTGGGAGAAGATAAAAAACGGCGAGTACACCATGTTCTCCATCGAGGGCAGGGCGATACGGGAACCGATGGAGGGAGGTGAGAAGTAGCGATGGCAACCAAACTGAAGAATCTGTCCGTAACCAGCGTAGACCTCGTAGACCGGGGAGCCAACCCAGACGCTCACATTCGCCTGTTCAAGCGCGGGGAACAGCCGCAGGAAACAGACCCAGACATGGGGCTGTTCCAGAAATTCCTCCGCTGGCTCAAAAAAGGCTTCGAGGATGCAACGGGAACGGACGGGCAGGAGGAAAACCCTGTTGATGATGTGGAAAAGGAAGCGCAGACGTTCGGCGCAAGTCTCAACCGGGAACAAATGCGGCACGTTACCAGTGAGATGTTCGACAACTGCTATGCGCTTTCGGACAGTTTCTGCTCCATTTTGTGCGATGACACGCTGGACGCAGAAAAGAAAAAAGCCCTCATGCTGCAAAGCCTGGACGAATTCGCCGAAACCGTCAAGGGCGCAGTAGGGGCGTGGGCAGCCGGGAAACAGATGGACACTCCGCAGAGCGAAGCCGGAATCCAGAAATCCACGGCGCAACAGGAAGCCTTGGCAAAACTGCTGGGGCAGTACAATCTCGGCGATGATCCGACACAGCCGCAGAGCGGCAAAATTGAGAAGGAGGTAGTGGATACCATGAAAATTGACAAGAGCAAGATGACCCCGGAGGAACTGGCTGCACTCGCCGACCTCGAAAAGAGGTATGGGATTCCTGACGGGGACGGACAGGGAGCCGCCGCTGGCGGCGCAGAGCCGGCCGCGCCGGAGGGCGGCGTAGAAAAGGGCGCACAGCCCCCCGTCACCCCCGCACCCGTGGCGCAGGGCGGCGGGAGCGAACTCCACCCGGAGGTGGCAAAGGCACTGGCTGACTTCCAGGAACTCACCAAACGGCAGAACGAGGAACTGGAAGCCATGAGAAAGAGCCTTGAGGTCGAGCGGCTCACCTCTGTGGCAAAGAAATACGAGCCGCTGGGGAAGAACGCCCCGGAACTGGCGGCGAAGCTGTACGACCTCAAGAAAGCTGGCGGCACATTCTACGATGATTACATCGCCCTGCTGGATGAGAGCCTGACCACGCTGAACAAGAGCGGCCTGTTCGGGGAAATCGGCAGCAACCGTCAGGGCAGTGCCGGCACCACGCAGACCATCGGCATCAAGGCGCAGGAACTGCAGAAAGCCGCTGCGGACGGGCTGTCCTCCCCTGACGCTATCATCAAGGCGTTCGAGGAAAACCCCGAACTGGCGGCGCAGTACGAAGCGGAATACATGGGGAGGTAAGGAAAAATGGCAGACAAGCAGTATCTGAACGCATTTATGAACAACAGCGCGACCATTCGGGACGTGCTGGCGGCAGACGTGACGGACGCTCCGCACAAGGCGGTGACCTATGACGCAGAAGGGAAGCTGATCCTCCCCGCCGCAGACGGAGACCCCGCCATCGGCATCCTTCTCAGCGACACGGCGGCGAACGATAGTGGCGTGTCCAAGGCTGGAACCGAAGTCGATGTTCTGATTAAGGACATCGGGCTGGCACTGGCTGGCGGGGCCATCAAGAAAGGCGAACACCTGACCGCCACCACTACAGGCGCAGTCCAAAAGGCGGCTGCGGGGAATTTCATTCTCGGCATCGCCATGACCGCCACCACAGCCGCAGGGGAACTGGTACAAATCCAGATGACCAAGAGCGGCTACGAGAAAGCCGCCAGCGGCGGCAACTAAAGAAAGGGCAAAGGAGGAAATAAACAATGGCACTCACTACACAGGAACTGGCGGCCAGCATCCAGAAAGGGGTGTTTAAGCCGCACCTTTATCTGACGAACATCTGCCTGTCCTACTTCCAGAACATGGCGGGATTCGTGGCGCGAAAGGTATTCCCCATCGTCCCCGTGCCGACTTCCTCGGCGCACTATTACGAGTTTGACAAGGGCGATCTGGCGCGGGACAACATGAGCCGCAAGCCGGAATTCGGCCATGTCGCACCGGGTATCTACGGCAAGCGGGATAAATTCTATCACTGCACCGTAGACCAGGTAATCACGGGCGTAGACCAGATCAGCACGCTGGACTTCCAGCGGACGAACGCCCCCGCCGTCATCGACCCGCGCCGGAGCAAGGTGCGTTGGGTGGCCGAGCAGATGAACATCCACCTCGACCGCATCTGGGCGGGAAAGTATTTCAACCCGGACAGCTGGACCCATGTCTACAAGGGCATCAACACCGGCACCGCAGGAGCGAACGAGTTTTATCAGTTTGACAACGAGAACAGCGACCCCGTGACCTTCTTCCACCAGCTGAGAACCCGGATGCTCCTGTCCGGGCTTCGCAAGCCGAACAAGATGGTGCTGGGCGCAAACGTATTCACCGCCCTCACGGTCAACCCCTCCATTTTGGAGCGCATCAAGTACCAGGGCAGCGAAGCGAACCCGGCAAGCGTGACCGTGAATGTTCTGGCGCAACTTTTCGGGCTGGACGAAATCGTGGTGGCAGAGAGCGTCCACAACGCTGCGCCCATCGGAGCGGCAGACAAGATGGAATTCATCTGCAACCCGAACGATGCCCTGCTCGTTTACACCACCAGCGCGCCCAGCATTGACGAACCCAGCGCAGGGTACACCTTCACCTGGGATATGCTGGGCAACGGGCAGTACACCTCCGTCCAGCAGTACCCCGGCGAGGAATCCACCCATACGGAGTTTATCGAGGGGCTTCTCTGCACCGACCCGGAGATCACCTCCGCAGACCTCGGCGTGTTCCTCAAGGGGGCAGTGAGCGAAGATTTCTCGCTTTAATCGGGGGGTGATTTTATGGCAAAGGCGTATATCGCAAACAAGCCCGTGCGCTTCGACAGGAACTACAAAGTGGGAGAGGTCATCCCGGATGGGGTGATCTCTCCCCAGATGGGGCGGCGGCTTATCGAGATGGGGAGAATCCTCTGCGTTGACCTCCCGGACGCTCCCCCCGGCGCAGAACCCCCGCAGGAGGACACGCAGCCGCCCACAGGCGGCGGTCAAGGCGAGGGAGAGGTAAATCCCCAGGAAGAGACCACGCCCCAGCAGGGGGGCGCAGAGAAGCCGCAGGAGGGCGCGGACAGCGAGGGAGAGGGAAACACCCAACCCGAAACGGGAAGCGCAGGAGAGGGCAATTCTGACCCGCAGAGCGGCGCAGAGAAGCCGCAGGAGGGCGGGGAGGACACCGACAAGAAAAACACCCAGGGAGAAGCCGCAGACGCGGCAGAGGGCAATTCTGACGGCGCAGAGGGGGCAACAGGCGGACTGACCGCTGCTGACCTGATCAACGGGACAGTGGGAGAATTCGTCTGCGAGGTCTGCGGCAGGAAATTCCAGTCGCAGCAAGGTCTCGCCGCCCATTCCCGGTCGCACAGAGAATAGGGGGACAGCATGACATACAGCTACGACCCCACCCAAATCAAGGCGCGGGGAAAAGACCAGATGCGCTTTGAACTCGGCGATACGCAGACAGAGGGCGGCGCAGACACCTGTGCGCTTGCGGATGAGGAATACGAAGCGATGCTCACGGGGCTGAAAGAAGGAAAAAAGGCGTGGCTGTTCGCAAAGCTGGCGGTGCTGGAAGCAATCCTGTTCAAGATGCAGTACCAGGTCAACACGAAGATAGATGTGCTTCAGTACGACTTCGGAGACCGGGCAGAACGCTGGCAAAAGATGTACGAAGCGTTGAAGAAACAGGCACTGGCAACCGCGTCCATTCCTACCCTCGCCCCGTCCATCGAGAACACGCCCCCCTATTTCCACAGAGGGATGGAGGAAAACCCAAGAGCCATGCACGGCTCGGAGGGACCGCCGTACCCGTTCCGCAAAATGACCACATAGGAGGGCGGCGTGATGTTCACAGGGGCAATCAACCTGATGCCGGGACAGGAACTGCGGGAATTTGACGTGTACAGGAACGGAACCCGCAGAACCGACAGCGGCAGAGTGATAAGCAACGGCGCAGAGCGGCTCGGCGCAATCAGAGCCGTCCTCGCCGCGGCTAAACCAGAAGAAATAGAGCGGTGGCGGCAGCTGGAACACCCGGTCACGCACAAGATCATCCAGCAAGGCATCGCCCCGTTCGGAATCAAAGCCGGGGATTCTCTCGTGCGTGGAGAGAAGCGGTACATCGTTCAAACGGCACCGTACAATCCCGGAGGGCTGAACCATTGGACGATTTACTACTGCGAGGAAAGGAGCGATGTGTGATGCCGACAAACCAGCAAAGCGTACAGAACGCATGGGGAAACGCTTCACAGGTCATCGGGAAAACGGTAGCGACCACGCTCAAAGGCTTGCAGAAAGAGGTGGCGCAGCGAACATACCGGGCAAGCAACGAACTGCGCAATTCCTCCCTCCGCGTTCTGCGGGGGAAGCACAGCGGCAAGGTCTACAGAGTGCCGGGGACGAAAAAGACATACCGGGCATCGGCACCGGGAGAGCCGCCAGCGGTCAGAACTGGCGCATTCCGGCTCTCATGGGGGACGCACGTCCATGTGGAGAAGAAAGGCGTTCACTTCCGGGCGGTAGCCGCCATCGAGAGCAAGGAAAGGGCAGGAGGGCATCTGCTGGGCGAAATGCTGGAGAACGGGACAGGGAAAATCAAGCCCAGACCGTACAAGCAAGCCATCATTGATGCTGCCCTGCCGAAAATCAAAGAAATCTACAAGAAACCCTTTTAAGGGGGAAAGGAGGAACGCATGGCACTGATTATTGATGCGTCTTACAAGGCGTTCGACACGGCGCAGATTCAGCGCGGGGATTGCGTCCGCATCCGCAGGACGGGCGATACCACGGCGCGAAACGGTTTCGTGACAGAGGTCACCCCGGATAAACTGCGTGTGCTTTACTGCAACACGCAGAACAACGCCAACAGCTACCTCGACATCACGGCAGCTGATGTGGCAATCGGCGTGTGGGAGGTTTACTGGACAAGCGACTTCCAGACCGTCAACTACGAGTATAACGCCCCGCAGACAGGCGGCGCAGGAACATGAGCGCAGACATCAGGCGGCTCGTGGAGGGACAGGTAAGCGCAGACACACAGCTGGGGGGAATGCTGGCGGTCTTTGATGGGCAGCCAGCGTTCTTTTACCAGAAAGCCCCGCACGATGACACGCCGGGATGGGGAACGCCCAAATACCCGCGCCTTGACTTTAACGTGGATATGCGCCATGACCCGGAGCGCAAGACAGAGGGAACGATGACGTTCAACATCGTGTGTAGCCGGGAATGCCCGGACATCGGGGGCCAGGACCCGGACAGGGCAATAGAAGCCCGTCTCATGGAACTGGTCTCCGGCACCTTTTACACAGGGAGCGACCGGGCTACCGTGTGCGCAGAGTGGGAGCGGTCGGATGAATTCTTCATCGGCGGGAATCAGGGGCAGGACACACTGCCGGAAATTTACGGACTGACCGTGACCTTTGAACTGATGGAGTTTCCAGAGCAAATCACAACAGACCCCGACCCTGTGCAGGGGCTAAACGAGTGGACAAAGCGTCACTTCGGGAAGATGACAGCAATCGGCTATGACGAAATGCCGCCCATCTGGAAGCCCACAGACGAAAACCCGGCAATTTACTGGCGCTTCGAGGGAACGGCAAGCACGAACCGCCAAAGCTACGCCGTGACTTGGTTCACCGGGACATTTGCGGCGCACGTCCTCGCAGAGAGCGTGACAGAGCGCAACAAATGGACAAAGGCGATCATCCAGAGGGCGCAGGTGGACGGGGAGATCATTCTGCCGGACACAAGCCCGATGTTTATCAACAGGATAACCATCCGGCACAACGCTGATCCGCTGAGAGAGGGACAGCTGGGGCTTACCGGGCAGTACGGCGTGCTGGCGCAGCCGCCGAAAGAACCCGCCCAAATCAAACTCATACACCCATACCACAATCTGGCAGAGAAGGAGGAACAGAAAAATGGCTGATAACACGGCAACTTACAAGGTTTCCGAACTGGCGGCACAGGCGCGCCCGATTTTCGGCACGACCCCGGAGGTGGTGACCGTGGCTCTGCGGACGGCCGGCAAGGAAACGGCAACGGTCGAGGAAGCCAGGGAAACCATCCAGAAATTTCTGAATAAGGAGGTTAAATAAATGGCATCGTTTTTCATTATCGGCGAGAAAAAGACGCGCCCCGGCGTGTATTTCCGCTACGAGAACTACGGCACACCGCCCATCGCAGGGGTTGACGATGGGAAATGCGCCGCCGTATTCCGCTCCAACTGGGGACCCATCGGACAGGCAACGGTGCTGGAGCAGTACGAGGACATCGCCAAGAAGTACGGCGATGGCGGGGAGAACGGCACGACCGCCGTCCCGATGGAACAGTTTAAGGGCGGGGCGCGGCTGGTGTACGGCATCCGGCTCGGCACGGGCGGCACACCCGGCGTTTACAACATCGAGGACGCGCAGGGAGAATCGGTTATCCAGCTGACGCTCAAATACCCTGGAAGCCGGAAGCTGGCGGTGACAATCCGTCCCACGCTGGCAGACCAGAACACCAGCGAACTGCTGATTATTGAGGGGACGGAGCAGCTGGAACGGCTGACCTTCGACAACACGCAGAACAGCGTGGAAGCCCTGCTGTCGGTGTTCCAGACCAAGGGGAGCGACTACTTCAACCTGACCAAGACCAAGGACAGCAGCGAAGCCCTCAAAACGGTGGATCAGGTGGAAATCACAGGCGGCACAGACCCGACCGTAAACGTGGCGGCGTACAGCGCGGCGTTTGAGGTGCTGGAAGCCTACCGCTGGAACGTCCTCTCCATCGACACGGAGGACACGGCGATCCAGAGCGTGATGCAGCTGTTCCTCAACCGCATCTACGACAGCGGCGCATTCTGCATGGGAGTAATCGGAGAGCCGACAACGGTGGACTTCGAGGACAGGCTGAAACACGCCAGCGCGTACAACGATTACCAGATCGTCTACGTTGGAAACGGCTTCGTGGACATCAGCGGGAACGTCTACGAGGGCTACATGGCGGCCGCCCGGATTGCCGGACTTATCGCCGGGACACCGAGTAACGAGAGCATCACCCACGCTGCGATCACTGGCGCGGTCGAACTGACCGAGATGCTGACCAACAACCAGCACGAACGGGCAATCAAAGCGGGAGTGCTGATGTTCAGTGTTTCCTCTGCGAATACCGTCTGGGTGGAGCAGGGCGTGAACACGCTCGTTCTCCCGACCGCCAAAGAGGATGAGGGCTGGAAGAAAATCAAGCGCACCAAAGTACGCTTTGAACTGTTCCAGCGGCTGAACGACACCGTGGAGGGGCTGATCGGGCGCATCAACAACGACCCGGACGGACGGATGACCGTGGTGCAGGTTTCCAACGGTGTATGCCAGACGATGGTAGCGGAAAAGAAGCTGCTCTCCGGGGCATATGTCGAGATTGACCCGAACAACGCGCCGGAGGGCGATAGCGCATGGTTTGTGGTTTACGCCGATGACATTGACGCACTGGAGAAGATGTACTACACGTTCAAATTCCGCTTTGCGCCGGACACAACCGAGTAAAGGAGGACTGACAGATGGATGGATTAAACGACCAGAGCCTGCTTGACGTAAGAAAACTGATCAGCGGCAAGGACGGGCGGCTTTTTGTCACCACAAAGGCAGGAACGAACCTGTTCCTTGCCGAAGTAGACACGTTCCAGACGCAGATCAGCCCCGCCAACACGGACTACCAGCCCGTGGGGAGCGCGCTGATTTACGCCGTAAACACCGGGTACAGCGTCACCCTGACGCTGACCGAAGCCGTGGTGCGGGATGACGTGATGCTGACGGAACTGATTGCCGATTTGCAGAACGGCTACTTCCCCACCTTTGACTTCCAGGGCAAGATGCGCCGCAGGGACGGGCAGACGGAGCGTGTGGTCTACCGCAACTGCGTCCCAGACGGCACAATCGACCTTCAGAACCTCAACCCAGGCGAAATCATCAAGAGAGCGTGGAGTTTCCGCGTGAACGCCACCCCGGAGATTCTGGAGTTTTTCAAAGAAGCAGAGTGGAAAACCGTTGAATAAAGACAGGAGGAACTAAAAATGGCAACTACAAAGAATACCATGCCCGAACAGTACGATGCTGCCGAGGCGGGGGTAGAAACCACCGCTACGCAGGAGGAAGTCCTGATGGACGAAAAAGCCCTGCTCCGAGGGCTTATCGAAGCCGGGAACGAGAAGGACAACGAAAGCACCTACCGCCAGATTCAGATCAAGCGCGCTGGCACTTTGAAATTCGTGTTCCGCGTCCGCCCGGTCTCCGAGGAAGAATCCATCAAGTGCCACGACCACGCTACCAAATTTGCGCCCCGCAAGCGGGGGCAGCCCAAACGGGAAATCGAGACAAACACCTCCCTGTTCCGTTCCTGGCTGATTTACACGGCTACCGTGGATGAGGACAGGAAGAAGCTGTGGGACAACAAAAAGGCGCAGGAAGCCCTCAACGTCCTGCAGGGCGTGGAAATGATTGACGCGGTTCTGCTTTCCGGGGAGAAAGACCGCATCATTGATGTCATCAACGAAATCAGCGGCTACGGTGATGATATGGAGGAAATCGCAAAAAACTGATAAAGGCGCGGGGCAGGACATACCTGATGCTGAAAGTCTGCGAGAGATTCCCGCAGATAGGCGGCATTCAGGAATACCTGGCTCTGCCGGCCGGGGAGAGGGCTTTATACCAGCAGTACACGCTGGACGCGCTGGAAACAGAAGCAAAAGCCCCCGTGCTGAAACTTGATGTGAGAGGGGGTGGTCGCAGGTGAACGATTCGGTGACCGTTATCGAAATTGTGACACAGGTCACAGACGCAACAGAACCCGGAGCAAGTACCTCCGAAAAGAACGTCAGCAAGCTGGAGAAGTCGATAATGAACCTCCAGAAGCAAATCCAGAGCATGAAGGGCAAGAGCAAGCTGGAGGTAGCCGCCACGCTGAAGGATATGGCAAGCAAAGGCATCCAGGGCGTGGTGAAAGCTGGCAAGCAGATAGCCGGGAAGGTCTGGACGGTCACGATGAAAGCCGTTGACCTTGTGACCGCCCCCTTTAAGAAGGTGCTGGGGCTGATAACCAGCCCCGTAGCACAGGCGGCGGCGTTCGCGGGAATCTCGTTCGGCCTGGCAGACACGCTGAATACCTTCAAGGATTTTGAAGCGGGAATGTCACAGGTAGCCGCCACGATGGGGTATTCCGTGGAGGAACTGAACAACCCGGCATCGGAAGCCAGCCAGAACCTCGCTACGCTGACAGACTTCGCCAAAGAGATGGGCGCAAAAACCGCTTTTTCTGCAACACAGGCGGCAGAAGCCCTAAACTACATGGCACTGGCAGGGTATGACG